TAGTTGGCTGAGATAACCATTACCGCCTAAGCCGAACATACTGACCATACCATCCCAACGTCCTAGTTTGTACGCAGGTTGATAACGTGCAGTCGGATTTTCGTACTTAAACGTGTTGGCTAATTTCTTTCGAGCATCTAATGGAAGACCCTCAAATTTAATGTTAACCTCATCTCGTATGACTAATTTTATTCCCATTTTAATGTTGTTTCCATTATTGGTTCTGACTCGGAATAACTTATAATTAAATCACAACTATTTGCATAGACCGCAGTTTTACTATGTCGCAGTTGATTTCCTAGACTGATAACGCTCATGGGTTTCCAGTCAGTTTTTAGTAAAAATTTTGGAATTTTTCCGCTTTGAACCCCGACGATTTTAGTGGTAGCATCTAGTTGACAATTATAACTATTATTAGCAATGTACTGGTTAAATTCTTTTCCACCGTCGGTATTATCTAATCTAAAATAAATTCCTATGTTTTCATAAATTCCAAAATCTTTCAAATTTTCTGATAAAAGCACCAACTCATCTAGACATTTTTTAGGTGCATATGAATCAAATACAACTAGTAGCGGAAACCTTTTAAGATCTATTAATGAGGCAATTACTTGATCAAATCTATATTTGTTTCGGTTAATCCACATCTTTGCATTTTTTCTAGAAGCAATCAGTTCAGTTAAATTTTCCGGAGTTTTTCCACTATTTTCATAAAAATATTGATAGCGCATACTTCGATCAATAATGACATTTTCATCGATAGCAGTATCAATGCCTAAGTCAGCAGTGATATGTTTTTGAAAGTTTGGATATACAATATTGGTTATTAAAAATTGTTTTTGTACTTCCGAACCATCCCAAGATTTTATAGTTTTATAATAATTTTGTATTTTTTCATCAATTATAAAATTAAATGGTTCAAGGGCTTCAACTAACGCTACAATATTTTTTTCTGTAAGATCGGCACTGTAAATTTTACCGTTTGCTACCTGCGTTAAATTTGAAACCTTTTTAGAAACTTCTGTGAGTGCTTTTCTAATGGGGCTAGAAAATGTAAATTCTATTGTGATACAAGGATCATTGTCAATAGTTGAAATAAAAAGTTTCTTTACTATTTCTATTTGTCTAAACATCTTAGACCAAATTGGAGATGCCAAACTTTCTTTCATTTCATCAGACAATACCGGTATTTTTTCTTGATTATCTCTTATGATCTTTAACAGTAGACGACTTTGATTTTCTGTAATGAATGATGCACTAGTAATAATACTGGCTAGACTTCGTAATACCTTAGCATCTCTTTTCAATAGGTATTCTTCAACTGTAGGATTTGTATTGTTTACAATATCCAATAAAATTTGATCAACTGTTGTCATAAAATTATTATACATGCCTTTATCAGCAAAGTCAAGACTTTAGTGAAAAAAATAGGCCTCATATTATTTAAGGCCTATAGTGTCAGTTTTGAGCGAATTGATTATATTGATGCGTCTTCCATACCAGCAACTCGTAATTTAACAATGTTTGTTATTTGCCATTGCTTTTGATCAAGAGCCTTGGTAATTCCTAACCATCTGTTGCGAAGCAAAGCAAACTCGTTGATAATTTTTTCAAAGTCAACTACGTCTGCTTCACCTTCAACAAATTTTTCACAATCTCGACTACTTAGAGCACGTTGATAGTTTTCTAAGTACTTACGGAAGTGTTGGCTTTTTAAACGACGAAGTTCAATATTAAGATATTCTAAGATCGCTTCGATTTCCTGTAGTTGACTGAACCGTTGTTCAACAATGCCAGGCATCGAGGCAGCGGCTCTTTCCACATTTCCAGTTATGCGGCATTCGTCCCTAGCAGTATCAAGCTCTGCATTGAAATAGTCAACAGCATCTGGAATATAAGAAATATCTTTAGCAATCTTAGTATACCACATTAGAAATCCAATTCTCTATAATCGTTTTCTTCGTCATCACCTTCGTCTTCTTCAGGCTCGTCAAGATAATAATCAATAGCGGCATCAAGTGTATGATCTACTCCTGTGGCACTTTGTAAAACTTTATCACTAACACCGTAATCTGCTAGCAGATCAATATATCGTTCAGCGGCTTGTTCTACTTGTTTCTTATCTATGTAGTCTGCAAAAAGCATCCAGATATCACCAATTTGACTTTCATTCAACATTCTCGTCTATCTCCTCAGGAATGGTAGTTGTTGTTAAAGGTTTGATATGAAATTTACTCATTAACATATCTAATTTATCATCTTTCCATTCTTTTCGGTAGAATTTGAATTCTTCACCTGTCTCTGGATCAACCCATGCTAGTCTGTTTCCACTTTGTACCAACAAGCCTGCTTTCTCACACAAATCAACAAGACCTGAGTAAGGATTCATACCTTGTTCATACGGGATTTTAATTTGAAGTGTTTCAAACGGCTTTGCGTAACGAGTTTTCATAATCTTACAAGCGGCACGAATACCGTTTACTTCACTAGTCTTGTTACCGTCTTCGTCTTCTTTCAACTTCAGTTTCTTCATAGCAACAACAATAGAACTTGCGTAGACGAAACCTTGACCACCTGAGATTTTGTCATCTGGATCAAACATGTCTTGGCTAGCGTATGTGTGATTTGTACAAACCATACCTACGTTATAGTTACCAAACATGTTTACACAGTTACGAACCAATGCGGTCAATGCTTTAGGTTTACGACCCATGTCGCCCTTTAGATCTCCCGCTTCAAACTGGTTGATATCGGTAGGGGTAAGCAACATACCCAATGAGTCTATGACAAATAAGACCTTAGGACGCTCTGTCATTGCCTTGTACTCAGTCATAAATTCATGAATGGTTTTAGCCACATCATCAATCATTGCCATGTTAAGTTTGAGCAATTTTTCTTCACTTGTATCTACGCCAAGATTGTGTAACCACTTTTCGTCCAATGCGTTTTCGCTATCAACTAGGATAACATAAATGCCTTGTTCTTGTGCGTGTTTAACAATGTTGCCGGAGCAAATATATGATTTACCAGCACCTGATTCGCCAGCAAATACAGTAACTTTACCCAACGGAACACCTTTGTTAAAGTCACCTGAGATTAAGTAGTTCAAAGCATAATTGCCTGTACTTACCCAATCTGTCGGGTCATTAAACCCAATGCCTAGACCGTCAATTGACTTAGTCAAGGTCTTTCTAAATTTCGATAAATCGAAGGCTTTTGTGGCCATGTATTTCTCCTAAATGATGTAAGGGGACCGAAGTCCCCTTGGCTTATTACTTCTGACGATTACGGATCATTGCCAAGATATCTTGGGCACGTGAATCACCGCCTGCTGATTCAGTTGCTGGAGCAGCCGCTGGTGCCGCTTTTGCTACTGGAGCAGGTGTATCATCTTCATCATCATGTGCTACTGGAGCACTTGCTTTAGGAGTTGATGCTTTCTGAGGATCGCCAGTGTTTTGGCTCATTCCTGCTGGCTTGAAGTATTGTCCCCAACGTTCCATGTCATATGGCTCGCCGTCAACTGATGCTTCAAACATTTCTTTCATAACTTTCAATTCAACATCAGTTGGCTTCTTAGGTAAGAAGTCTGACAAGTTAAACAAGCCATGAGTTTTAATTGCCGCATTTTCAACATCGTTTAATGGACGCTCACGACGTGCCCAAGAACTTGTTGAGTAGTCAGCATATCCGCCCTTGCTACCTTTCTTCATGCGATAGTCTAGACCATGTACAAAGTCAGTTGGCAAATCTTCCAACTCTGGATCAACCAAAGCGGCGCGGATGCTAGTAAAGATTTGAGGACCAATAATAAATCTGCGGATTGGATTTTCTGGTTGCTCTTTTTCTTTTAGTCCGTCTTCAACAACGAAACCTTGGAAAATGTATGAGCGTTTCTTCCAGTATTTACGACCCATATCTTCCAATGCTGGATCTTTAAACCAAGCACGAACTTCAGAAAGAATAGGACAGGTATCGCCATACATTTCTACGCATGGTACTTGTACGATTGTTTGTTTGCTTTCTGATTCGCCTTTGATGCCTGCAAAGGGAAGTTTGATCATTGCACGTTCAACCCAGAAAAACGTATTATCTGTGTTGCCGTCGGGTAAAAAGCGTAGTAGTGCTTCTTCACCTTCTTTTAAGTTCCAGAACGGATAAATTGAATTGTCTCCGCCTGTTCTTTCTCCTGAACCTTTTGATTCAGATGCCTTAAGTTTTGCTCTAATTTCAGCCAAAGTTGCCATAATATTTCTCCTTTAATATGCCTTTGTTTGCCTAATATTGTTTATGATCCACATAAACAAAAAGTGCATACATGTTATTGTACGCACTTTTATTTAGCATTGCAAGAGAAATCTTGCTTAAATGTGAGTTATTTTGCCAATTATCTAAAATGTACTAGACTAACTAATCTTTGGAACTCATCATAGCCTTTTGATTCTTGTACACTAGCAAGTTGTGATTCAATTGCTGTTACATCAAATGACGGCATTGTACCTGATGGGCTAGGAGTAGTATAACACTCATCTTGTGCCATTTCTGGAGAATGTCCAACACCTGCTAATTTTAGTACATGTGCTTGTTCTTGTCCGTGTACATCGCCGCTTGGATCTTTCATGTCAATAAACTTGAGAACTTTTACTAAATCCTCTGGATTAGATTCTCCAAATTCACCGTCTTCAAAAGCCTTCTTAACTTTGATTTTAACACGCATACCACCTAATGGAAAATTACCTTGATCCTTGTTATAAAATCCGCTAATGTATTTTAACATAGCTGGCAAGCCGCCTTCTTGTTCAAAACCAACTTCTTGTGGTTGCATACCACAGCATTCTAATACTTCAGCAATAGACATTGTTTTGTCGCCAAAATCCATTTGAGTTTCTAATGTTGCACCAGACTCTTTAGCTTTTTTAATTGCAGATTGTAATCCCTGACGTGCTAAATGACGTGCTTGACTATAACCTTGACCGTGCTTACCAGGAGTTGTTGGCTTAGATTTTTTTTCCTTTGGGTCAACATCCCATGGCGGACTGTTATCTTCATCTTTACCTTCGGCTACTGGAGCATTGGTAACTGGTTCTGTCGCTGTAGTTGGTCCTGATGTTGTAGGCTCAGTAGTAGCAGTAGTAATTGGTTCTGTTGTTGTAGGCTCAGTAGTAGCAGTAGTAGTTGATTGTTTTGTTATAGGTTCAGTAGTAGTTGGTTCGGTTTCAACATCAGCACCGCCTACAGTATCAGTACCAATTTCTAATTGTGCCGCTACATCTGGATCACGTTGTTGTAAAAATTGTTGTACCAATGGACGAACATCTAAATCTGGATTGATATCACGCAAACTGTTTACAAATTCCGGATCATCAATTAAACCACTTAGACTTTCAATAGCGTTAATACCTTCTGGGCCGCCTTTAATTTCAGCACCCATTAGTTGATTTAATTTTTCAATTGCGGAACGCTGTGCATCTGGGTTTGGGCTGAATACTTCATCTTTGTCTTCGCTAACAATGCGATTCATAAAGTTTTCAAATTGAGACTCTGGAGTACTCTTCTTAAAGTGATGCTTCTTTGGGCCGCCGATTGCATATCTTTCTGCACCAATATGATCATCATGATCATCTTCGTTATCAAACGAATCAGGGTAACGTTTTTCATGTTTAATCCCGGTAGCGGTTTTAGTAACTTTGCCACCTTGATGTGTAGTACCTTCTTCCTTATCGCCGTCAAACAATTCGCCAAGAATATCGTCAGCACCGACTTCTAATACTGGTAATTCTGATTCGTCAACAAATTTATAAATGTATGGGAATACTGCCTTAAGTTCTTCATTAAACGTACGAATAGTCAAACGATCAATTAAATCATTTTGAATTTCTTCTGGAATCATTTGTTCTTCTTGTTCTTCAAATGCTTCAACAAATGATTCGTAGTATGCTGGACGTTGTAATTTGTGTATGGTTTCTTTAATTTGTTCGATTCGATCTAATACTCGATCAGTTACGCTACCCATTGCTTCGCTTACTTGTTCTTGGCGGCTAACATAGCCTTTGAACTTACGTAGACTTGCTAATTCTTCACTTAGGCTACAGATATGCTTGCCGATACTATCATACGGATTGCCGCCGTGCTTGATGTGTTCAGCTAGAGCACGAGCACCGTTGAGATGTTTATATGGGTAACGGAAACGTTCACCTTGTGCATTTTCAATATAAATTGCATCAATATGTTGAGTACGTCCTGCGGCAAGATCCATATTAATAGGTTGCGTATGTTTAACAACTAATCTTGCTTCTCCTAAGTCTTGGTAACTCATTCTAGCGTTACCATACATTTTATTTTCCATCACAGGTTGCTGTGCCATAACTGGTTCTTCCTTGCGTTTTGCTTGAAACGTGTAGTCTCTTTTATCTAAATTGCTTTTACCAATGTTTTGTATATCAAAATTTAATAAACGATCCTTAGCAAATTGTCTAAATGATCTAATAAATTTATATGCGCCGTGGTGTGTGGTACTATCTCTGTTGTCAACTAAGTCGCCACTGACCTGTACCACAACGCCGTCATCTTTATCTAAAGTAATAGCAATAGTCCCTAGGCTTTCACCGTCTTCTTCGTATTCAAATTCAAAGAAGCGAGCTTTAGGAATATCTTCCTTTTTACTTAAAACTTCGGCATGCTCATCTCCGATTTTGATATCAGAAAATCGAGTTTGTATTTTGCCGTATAATTCTTGTGCAATTTTATCGAGATTAGCGTTCATGTTATATTTATGCTTTAGTTACTGGAAATGAATATGGGTAGCGGTGCTTCCCAATCATCGTCTAGAGAAGCTTCTATGCTTAGTTTTTCAAATACTGCTGGATCCCAATCTGCTAGAATAACAGTCATACGTATGATTAGTAGTAAGGCGCTTACTAGATCATCATGTTGTCCTTCTTTAGCTTTAAAAGTAACCCCAGCGGCAATAAATGTTTTAAGTTCGCTAATTAGGGTTTTGCTGTTAATAGTCATTTTTCCTTCTTCTACAAAGTATTTTAAACGACTACAAGCGGAAATCTTATTACCGTGTGTAGTATTGAATCCCTTACGGAATTTACGTACATGTCCTTTACGTACTGGTTCGCTTAGGAATAATCCTGGGAATGTTTCTTCTCCTAGATTAGCAATCACTACCAAGGCAGCTTCTCCTAGTGTGTTATTTTCAACACTCCAGTAGATGCTGTTAGCGTAATCTTCACCAATTTCATTTTGGATATATTTGATTACATCACGGAATATTTTAACTTGATCCTGTACGATAGTTAAATTGTGTTGCCATTCTGCACACTGAGTCATACTGGGCAACTCAAATACTTGTATACCTGCATAATCGCCGCCTGTTCCTAGGCTAGGATCTAATCCTACAAGATACGTATTGCCTGGTGTTGGTTTCTTATACCAACGTATTTGCCCCATTCTAAAACTAGGCTCTTTGCCTATCATGTCAGTTAGTTTAAGGGCACTGATTAATGTTTCATCATAGATTAAGAACTCGCAACCGTATTCACGACGGAAACGTTCTTCGCCAATACGGCCCATCTCAACCTTTCGCCATTCTTCATCGCGATCTGGATGCTCGTGCCACTCAGCACGGAAACCATGGAAGCCGTTGCGCCCTAGCCCGTCATCACGCTCATCACCGTAGTCGTTAAATTTATCCTGAGAATCTTTCCAAATATTAGCAAATGTATCTTCATCTGAGTTAGGTGTTGATGTGATAATTGCTTTACCACCAGT